TGTCGCACAAAAACTTGGACTTACTCTTTCTTAAAATGATAAAATTGTATGAAATATCCGTCACTAGCATCGTAGAAAGTAATTAATGATGGATATTTCATACATTGTTTTATGGCACTCAAAATATGTAAATTATAAATAAAAAAAATGAAACTACAAGAACTTGTTATAGAAAAATCTATTTCTGTCGTGTTAACAATAATCGGGTCAGTTGCTACTGCAATATTGCTTTGGATTGGTACCACTTTACAACAATTAACAGTTAAAATGGAAGGGGTCATGCAAAGAATAGAACTTAATGACAAAATATTTCTGCAAGTTCAAGAACAAATTCAAACGCACGAATATAAAATAGATACGTTAGATAAAAGAGTTGATAGAATTGAAATAAGGAATAACCGATGAATTACACACCAAAGAACACTTGGGTACTTGAATCCAATACAGGAATGTTAAAAAAAGGATTGAACAATAATGGTATTGTTGTTGCAATTGCAAATCAAGAAATTACAGGAGAATTTGCTGAACAAATATTCGAACTAGAAAATAGTTTAGTAGAAATTCCTCAAATGAAATCAGCAGAAACAAAGGCAATTAAATCCACTAAAAAGAAATAATATATGCTCACTTTAGCAGAAATCAAATCGAGTTGGATCAAAACTGCATCTAATGATTTAGATACACAGATTAATGGGTGGATTGCAATTGCAAATAGAAAGATTAAATCCATTTGTAGACAACCAATCCTTCAAGAGAGTATTGATTACACATTTGTAGGTAACGACAGGCAAGTTAGATTAGCGCACGTTACAACCGTTTTAGGAGCCATTACTCTAGTACAATATAGAGGCAATCCTTTTAATAGTTATCAAACTCAAACTTCAATAGATGTATCTAGCTTCAATATTGAAGGTGTTTATTACTTCTATCGTGAAGGATATTTTACATCCGATTTAATTTGGAAATTGACAATGTTGACTGGTTTTCCCATTAATGACATACCAAAAGATATAAAAGCGGTTCATGGCGAAATGGTGTATCAATTATTTAAAGAATCTCCATTTGCGACTGATGTAAGAGTATTAGGTGTAAGTTCGATTCAAAAAAGCCAAGGTGGTCCTTCAGGCACTGTGATTAATACTACTTTTGAAAATATGGTTCCGAGATGGCAACATATGTTAGAACCATACACAATTTACACAGCTTAATATGAACAATTTAAGACTAAACTTTCTACAATTTGCTTCCCTATTTTCAGCACGAATTAAAACTATTATTGCTGGTTATAATAAAGCTTTGCCTGAAGAAATTAGACCATACATAGAAAATAACTTATGGCTAGCTAGAAACCCAGCTGGCATTAACGCTAGAAATAGAACAAATCGATTGTATAATAGAACTGGTAATTTAGTTGCTGCTCTCAGAGTAAATAATTCTGGAAATATTTTTAAGGTAATTAATAAAAAAGATTCTTCTGAAGTTGAATACGGAATTAACCTATCTAGAATACCATACGCCGCTTATAATGAGTTGGGCACATCTAGAATCAAGGCGAGACCCTTTTTAAGACCTGGGATTGAGCAGTTTAGAAAAGACAGATTAGAACAATTACAAAACAAATTGTTTGAAGACATAAAAAAAGCGTGGAATAAATAATGACCAGAACTCAGCATGTGATAACAATAATAAACGATATTTGTGTTGAAGCTAACTTAACGGTTTTAGATCAATATGTTGAATCTGATCAAGTTTTAATAGACAAATCAGCGTATTCATTTATTATTAATGAAAGTGAAGAAAGCTTTTATGAAGATAATTTAGCATTCCAAATGACGTCAGTTATACTATGTTATATTGATTTTAGGTTAGATGATTTTGCTGATAACTTCACTGACAAAAAGAATGAAATATTGCAAAGTATTGAAGATGCAAGAATCACTGCTAATTTGACTTTAATGGAAGGTATTGATAATTTTTATTTAACCAGTTCTGTTCCAAAGATAGTATCGGTTGCTGGGACTTTTGATACAAACAATAGAAAAGGTATTTTGGATATAATATTTGAAATAAAGACTCTTGCTAGCCCAAAGTAACCTTGAAATCTATATGTTATTTTTCGCCAGATAACCAACTCTCTAAATTAGCAGTGTATGGGGTTAAGATAAAGTGTTGACAATAAAGGTAGTTAGAAAGCCTATGTATGATATATTACTTCTTCTATATAATAATAATAATAATAATAATTATATATATAGAGAGAAGGTAAAGAATAACACTTTTATCTCACACCTCTTTCACTGCTAAACCTAAATAGGCTTTAAAATGGTTTTAAGGCTGATTACTTCCTCTACCCATATATTCATACCAAAAAAAGATTTACATAGCTCCTAGATAGGTTTCTGTGCAATTTAGATAACTTTAAATAAAAGAAGAATATCAAATAAACTAAATTTAAAATTTGGATATATAGTATATGAACAATCAACCAATTTCTCATTTCGACAGTGCTGTTTTACATCTTGCTTTTGAAATGAATATTTCCATTTCTGAAGCTATTGCCATTTTATTAAAAGAAACACATGAAAGACAAGTTTTCAATTCTAATCCCAACTCTTTTCCAAACACAAAACATTCAAAAATTAGTAAAAGCTTTTGAAGCTCATGATTTAGTTGAAGAAATTATTGTATTAGATAATACAGATCAATTAAAAGGTTATAAAGATAAGAAGTTGACAATTCTTAATGGAAATTCTCAAAATTATGTGAATCCTTCTTGGAACATTTTGGTAAATTATTCAAAATGCGAATACTATGCACTGCTGAACGACGATATCTTGATTGACCCAAATATCCTTTTTGAAGTATTAGATCATGACTGGACAATTCCTTCAATAATCGGATTAGACTATAATTCAATTGTTGCTCAGAAAAATTTACAAAATCCTGAAGTCATTCCAATGATAGATAAATATGAAAGTATGCCATTCGGCTGGGGGCAAGCCATTTTTGGAAAAAAATCACAATGGCCTGAAATACCAGAATATTTGAAAATATGGTGCGGCGACAATTACCTAATACAAAAACTGAACCCATATATTATACAAAATGTATTTTGGGAAGGCGAAGTAGAAACAACTTCAGGTCAACCACAATTTAACGAAATTAAACAAAGAGATGTACAACGCTGGCAAATTCTGGTAGAAAAAGGACTTATATAAATGGATAATAAAATTGATTTAGACTTAATAATAATTGCAGGTGAAAAAGATCTGCATCGCCTTCCAAACACCTTGAAATATATTCCTAAAGTAGATAATATTTATATATTAGAAAATAAGAAGTCAGACAATAATGAAGAAAGGTTATCTCTTGTCCATTCCAATGGCCATATTCACCATTACCTTTGGGAGTTTGCTGGTGAGCATTTTCATTTTGCTGATGCAAGGAATAAAGCTGTTGCATTATCAAGTGCTAAATGGATCACATGGCTCGATTGTGACGATTCTTTATCTATTAGCGATTGCGAATGGATTGACACTAATATTGCCACCTTTACTGATGATGTCGGTGCTGTTATGTTTGGGTGTAGTGGTTTGGCTCATTTTGAAGATGTTACGTTGGAAGAACTCAGCACAGTAGATACAATAAATATGGAAAACTGGGGATATTGGTCATCACCTACAATCAGGATAATTCGTAGGTCAGTTGCAAAATGGACAGGTAGAATACATGAACAAGTATTGGATTCTGTTAACGTTAAAGGGTTGAAACTTATTATATCTGATGTTATGGTAAAACACAGAGGTTATGTTACTACACTTGCTGGATATATTTCTAAAATGCAACGTAATAAAGAGTTGCTAAGTTTGCAGTTAGATGAAAGTAATTTACACGAATCGCTATATATACAATATCTTGAAAATACAAATAAGAGTTTACAACAACTTTTGGCTTTACAAGAGAAAAAATTAAAAGAAAAAGAATAAAACCGCTTTTTTATTCAATTTTCTACTTTTACATTTAAAATTAAATAAAACAAACATGGCACAAATAACTGGTGGCGGCAACTCGCTAAGGCTTCACAAGGTAACTACCAACACAGCAGCAAGTGGAGTTATCTATTTAGCAACATATCACGAATTTGATCAAACAATTTCGACAACATTATCAAAAACAGAAACTGGCTTTACATTAAGCTTAGATCAGATTAAATCTGATGCTACAGTTTTAACTACATTTTTAGAAGAAGCAATTTCATCTTCAGCAGCTGTTGGTGAGAGTGTCGTATATGAGGACGGTATTGAATTGTCAGCTAGTTCAAACAATCAAACCTATTTAGCTATTGTTATCGGTGGAGCTGTCTCAGATTCTACTGACCGTTTAGTATGGGCAGGTCTAATGACAGCAGATGCAGCAGCAACTGGCTCAGTTTCTTTTACCGCCAACACATATGTTAGACCTTCTGTCAGCTTTGCAACAATCGCTGCAGCAAGTGCAATTACATTATCTACGACTATCTTCAATTCAGTTTTAGTTTCTCAAATTGCTTTGACTGTGATTCCTTATACTAGAAAAACTGGAAGATATATGTATGTAAAAAATCAAGTATAAATTTCTTATTATTTTTAAGCCATAATAATAAGTAGCAAAAGGAGAAAATCATTAAATTGGTTTTCTCCTTTTTTTGTTTAAAATAAAAAGCCCCAAGTTTTTGGAACTTAGGGGCTTTTGAAGGAGGGAATATGCTGCGGTAAAACTTTTCGTTTTACAAATATTATAGATTTAAAATAATAAAAAGTTGTTTATTTAAATTTTTATAAAAAAACCCAATTGAAATTAATCAATTGGGTTTATATTAAGTCGTTGTATTATAACTAGTTGTTACGGTGTAATATCGCATAAGACTAATGCCGCAGGCCTGTGTGCCGCTAGGTTGACACGCCCTTCGACAAGAATACGCTGGATATTATTAGTAAAATCTGCATTGATTGTTCCTGTACTAAAAGTAGCATCTTGACGAAGTACTAAAGCAAATTGAGTTGTATCCATCACAATAATTTTATCGCTTGGGATAAATGTTGTAGTTACTATCGGTAAGCCCCAGATTGTGCGAGCAGTAGCATCAATTGGACCAGAGAAGTAGTATTTATCTTCGGCGTCTTTATTCAGAACCATTGTGGTATAAAGATCAGGATGCATAATTACTACGTTTGGATTTGCAAATGCAACTGTTTCAACTTTGGTTGCCATTTTTTTAACAGCATCGATAATGGTATCAGCCCCTAGGGTGTGAGTCTGGATGCCAGATAAGGTTAACAAGCCGTTCATTTCTGGAGCTACACCAGATCCATTAATCAATTGGTGTTCGACTTTTAATCTGAACATAGTTAATAAACGATCATTGATTATTGATTCTGCATTTGCAACATCAGCTAAAGCTTCCGAAGTAACAGGCAAATGTGAAGCTAATTTTCGAGCTGTTACAGTTGTTTCAGTAAAAGCAAAAGCTGATTCTGGTTTAGCTGAACCTTCTGAAATTGCTTCTGTACCATTTGTAAAAGTAGTTTCTTTTAAGAATAAGTATGAAGGCTGATTAATTGTAATTGTTGAAAAGAGATCGATTACACGTGGTGTCTCCTGTGCAGAATAACCAATAAAGTTACTTCTAACTGAAGTAGTTGCCATTCCAGCGTTTGTTAACAATGTTTTCATGTCAACAGTCACCCCCTCGATTTGCGTAGAAATACCTTTTGTCCATTTTGTGATAGCAGATTTATATTCAGGTGAATTAGTAAATGTACTAGCTGGGGTTAAGGATTTAGCTTCGCCAATCGGCATTGCATTTTTTTGAGAAACATTAACTGCTTCTTGTAACAATTCGACTTCTGTACAAAGTCCTTTGAATTCTGATTTCTCAGAAGTATTTAAAGCAGAGATATTGGAACCAAGTTCTAATAATCTAGCTTTTTTTGTTTTTAATTGATTTTCAATATTCATAGTATTATTTATTTAAATTGTGATTCGAGATATTTTGTGAATAATGTTTCCAATTCTGTCTTTTCGCTTAAGTTAGCCCCATCTACCGCTTTAGATAAATCAGCTGTTTCAGTTATTTCGACTATTGGTTCTTCTTCACTTTCTATCATGGTAATTAATGTTTGAACCATTTCTATTATAGGAGTAACTTCTTCATTTTCTAAAGCTGTTAAACCAGTTAAAATTTCTGTTAAAGAAGACAAAGTGCCCTCTGTGTGCATATCTTTGCTATCGGTTTTATCTTCTTCTTGATCGTCATAAGATTCAGTTTCGACTGGAGCTACTGTTTCAAGATAACCACCTTCAACAAGTGCAATCTTTAATTCATCTAGTAATCCTAAAGTAGCTTGCAGAGGCTGTTCAAATGCTGTGAATTTTTCTTCAAGTTCACCAGATAAGATACCTTGATCAGCCATTTCTGTTTTAAGTGCATCTAAAGGCTCCATAGCAGCAACTAAATGCACTTGTAATTCATCAATATTTTCATTCATATTTTTAGTATTTATTTGTATTTTGGTAAAAGATTCAGATTTAATTTCAACAGTGCTTGTTAATCTATTAGCTGCTCTCACTACAGGTGATGCCTCAATTAAATCAACTTTAGTTAAATGCTTGACGCCATCTTTATCGACAAAAGATTCTTCAACCACATAACCGATGCTAAATTCTGTCAAAACTCCAAGCTTTAAATCTGACCATGCATCCCTACCTAGTTGTTTATCAAGGTTGATCTGTGCTTCGATATACAGACCTCCGAAGTTTTTAATATTCTCAGGTAATCTTTCATCTCCAGCAGGTATTTCTTCTGCTTTTAATACAACACCGATTGGCATCTCCCAGTTATGATATAAACAAAATACTGGTAATTTGAATGCAAGAGCTTCTTCAAAACAACCATAGTCACAAATCTCATTTGCAGAATCTATGTTTCCGTACACAGAAACGTACGCAGAAATAAGTCCTTCTGTTTCATCAGTGAAAGTAGTCTGAAAAGCTTTATTTTGGATTTTGTTTTTCATATTTTTTATATATCAATTTTTATGCTAATTATTTTATAATTTGCGGAAAAAGTACACATCGACAATTTACAGAATTAGCTGCACTTAATCCAGATCCACAAGGTCTATCTGTCTTTTCTCCACCCACTGTAAACATTCCGCTAGCATCAGCCACTTGTCCATCTGCAACAACATGAGCAGGTCTAACATCTCCATCCCTTTGAGAAAGCCAAGTATATTTGATTTTTTTATCATCAAATACTATTTTCTGAGTAGAAGTCATCAGATTACTGGAAGTATAATTTGTAATAGATTTTGCATTCGTATTTCTAAACGTTTGAATTTGCTTATCTACAATGGCTAACTTATCATCTAAACTTTTATCTGAATTTTTTTGTAAAACTTTATCTGTTTTTATTAACATTTTATTTAAAGATTTTACTAATTCATTCTGTGTTTTTAGCCCATCCGTATTTAGCTTTCTAAAAGCGTTTTCTGAAAGGTCATTAGTGTTAATTCTTAACTCTCTGCCAATTTGTTTCCGAAATGCATCTTGAGTTGTCAGTAATTCTTCATTATAAATTCTTAAATCTTCATTCTTTATATTTCCATCACCAATAAAATTACCACCGTTTCTTACAACCTCTTTTGTTCTTTTTCCAATATCATCAATTACATTATTTAAAATTGATTCAAATTGTTTTTGTGAAAAATCCATCAATCTATTTTTAGTTTCCCAGTAGATATTTTTACTTTCTACAGATGGATTAGGATAATTTATACTTTTTTTTTTACTGATGGCTTTAACTGGTTGTGATGCAATTGCTACGATCGGTTCTACAATCGGTTCTAAAGGCTGTTCAAAGCTTGCAGTTGATCCAAATAACAAATCCTGATAATAGATTGCTTGACCTTGATCAATGTCCTCTAGATCTAATTCTGCTCTAAATTCACTACGAGAAATAACATTGGATTGAAATAAAGCATTTAATCTTGTAAACTTCTCTGCATTATCTTCTTGCATAGATGCGAGATCGGCTGTTTCAAAATACCATTCAGGCTGTGATGGAAATTCGTAACTAAAATTGCTATTAATTATTTGTTCTATTTTTGACCAAAATCCAGATATTGTATTTTGAATAAAGAATTTACGAGCAG